ACTGCTAATGATCCAAAGACCATGCATATCACTACAGACATAAAAGAGAAAGCAGGTTTCTTAGGTTTATCTAACAATACTAAGCAAGTAGTTGAAGAGTATGTGATGGATGGTATTAGAAATCAGGGAGCACCTGTGTCTAATCACAGGTCATGGGTTGATATGTCACCTGGTTTGACACAACAACAGGCAGATGACATAATTACTGCTCGAAAAAGTGAAGCCTGTATCAAAGCAATCGGATCAGCAGAAGGTACAGGCCGTCTCGTTGGTACATCTGTTGGTGCTAGTGTTGCTCCATCTCTTAATTCTATTCCCTTTATTGGTTGGGTCGCTGCTGGTTGGGTGGCAATGTTTGGCGGTAATCAGGGAGCTGAGATAGGTGGAAATATGGCAAACGACTTAAACAAAAACTGTTAGTGAGTCCACACATAAATAGGTATATATTACTACTCTGTGTTACTATATAAGGTGTATATGGAATTGAAACTATCATGCACCACTATACCCTTGCTTGGCACGATCAACAAGATGTCGAGCACCACATCTGCGAATATGCAGACGATGCTTTTGGGGCAGCAGAACACGCCAGAGAGGATGTTCCGTTTCTACGGGAACATCCTTTTTCTTTGTACGAAATTCTAAGGGAGGACTAATGAAAGACTTACCTATAAGATCCTCGTTTATCATATTAGGATCAATCGCACTCGCATTATACATACTACCAAAGGTAGCATACGTATGATCAAAGGGATACTGAATTACATAAAAGAAATTAAGGATGCTGCAAAGTATTTGTTAGATGGATTTTCTGTAACTCTTGACCACATGGGTCGTAGACCTGTGACGGTTCAGTATCCATACGAAAAACTGATACCCTCAGAGAGGTATCGTGGTCGTATACACTACGAATTTGATAAGTGTATTGCTTGTGAAGTGTGCGTTAGAGTATGTCCGATCAATTTACCTGTGGTAGATTGGGTAATGAATAAACAAACGAAGAAGAAAGAACTTCGTAACTATTCAATTGACTTTGGTGCATGCATATTCTGTGGTAATTGTGTAGAATATTGTCCTACCAATTGTCTGTCTATGACGGAAGAATATGAACTCGCTACATTTGACAGGCATTCACTCAACTTTGATAATGTCGCTCTTGGACGACTGCCCACTAATGTTACAACTGATCCCACAGTTAGGTCGTTGCGTGAACTTACTTATCTACCCAAGGGTCAGATGGATCCTCATACAGTAAAGGACTCAGATCCTAGAGTTGGTAAGTTACCAGAAGAAGTTCTTGACTGGATGAATATATAATACATGAACGACTTAATTGTATTCATATATGGTTTAGGATTTGCATGTGTGACAGGTGCTGCCTTCGCATTCATGTGGAAGAGCATGAGCATGGTGCAAGATGAAATGAATAAACCTGTCAGAAAAAAACACCCTGAGATGGAAGACGTGAAAGAGGGTGAAAGACTTTTAGTTTTTAGAATGGAAGATGACAATACCACTAATAAAAATACCTGAGACAGGCATAGAACAATTTGGCATACCTAATGTATGGATCAAAGAGGGTTTGTTATTACATCCCTCCATCCCTTATGTCCCAGTGACAGTTGATATTGGTAAACCGATTGTAGATATACCAGGTTGTGTAGAGGTGCACCCAGAGAACAAGTATCCTGATGGCACGAAGAATAAACAATTAGCAAAAGATGATGATACTATCACCTATTGTGATGCGAACACGCCATCATTTGATGCCATGGACTACACACCAGAGCAACTTATAATAACAAAAGAAACCCCTCCACCTCCTGTTGCTCCCCCACCTGATCCACCACCCACTCCTGAGACACCACCTACAGGTGATCTTGGACAATCAGAGTGTCCTGGTCCTACACAACTTAGAGTAGGTGATCTTACACAATCTGGTGATGAGGTAGTTATTGGGCATGAATTACAAGGAACTATATGCGTAACACTATACAAACCCACTACACCTGCTGAGAAATTTTTACCATCAACAAATCAGGTCAGCACTACAGCAGCAATAGCAATTGTGGCAACAGCATCTGCAGCTGCAACACCACTTTTGCTAAGACTTATCAAACCTACAATAAAAAAACTCATGGATAGTGCCAAGAAAAAACTAGGAACACACCGTGAGTTATCAAAAAGTGAGATTATTGCGAATCGTTATCGCCAATCGAAAGGTCTTCCAGATTTAAAGAGTCCGAAGAAATAGAATGACTATGTTGACCTACCACGCCAGGTGGATTTACTAATACAACATCAGCACATACAGCATAGTATGGTGATTTTTGATGAAACATGATTCCTTGTTTCATTAATTCGCCACAATTTTTTAATCTTGCTATCTCAAAATCTAATCTTTTGTTTGCAGTTCCTTGTTGCACTGCTGCTATATGTGCTGCTGCTGCTTCTTTACATTGTTTCTGTAGTTCTTTATCTAAAGGCACTGATATTGTCGCAGAGAAACCTAAACTTATATTTTGCGTTGCCTTCTGCCCCGTGCGAGTAGGGATATAATAGAGGATCTCACCAGGAGAATCAGGGATACCGTCATCATTATTATCAGCATTGTTATATACAGGGTCATTCCAGAATGCCTCATAAGGATCTGACCAATTTCCAGTTCTTGTAACATAGGGAGTAAAATTTGCTGTAGGACCCTGACACTGTACCCCACCACCATATGTGTTGGTAATGTAAGGTCCTTGTAAAACTTGTATGGCTTGGTTGGTGACCGAGCCAGAAGAATTGGCGACGGGATTTGCTGTCGCAGACACACCACCAACATCAGTAGCAGAAACAGGCACTATGTTTCCAAGACCTACTGCTATTGCGAGAAGATACTTGTTGATGTGGTGACGGATTGTATGGTTTGAGTGCGATTTATTATAGTGTGAGTCTGAAGACCTGGTGCAACGTAATGCTCCGTGAATTGGAAGGGTTCTCCTACCTGTGTCACAGTCCAATTTGGTTTGTTGTCTATGTCCAGTCCTTTCCATGATGATGTCACTCCATTCAATGTGTTTGATTGAGCAGTACCCACGTCTGGTGTCATGCTCGTTCCATCGTGTTGGACATTTGTCCCACTGACTGAGTATGTCCAACCAGTAGAGTAGTCCATCGAATTAATAGTTTCTGTCACTGTGCTCGTGGTCTCAGTCGTTGAGGTCATCGAGCCCTGAGTAAAATTAGGCACAACAGGAACAGCTATCGCAGTCGAAGCACTCGCAAGGGCAATCACACCCACAGTCATCGCACGATACAGTTTCATTTTCAATCATTATTTGATTGTCAATTCGGTTACGTGTTGACCTGTAGCTACAGTACCTGCCCCACCAGCTGTTATCGTCATTGCACCTGCACTGGTTATAGTTCCAGCGAGTGTGTCTTTTGCACCAGCAGCAGTGGAAGTTTGATTACTGAAGTTACCTACAGCACCCACTGTTGGAGCTGATGTTGGTACAACGTCAGCTTGTGTGTATGACTGAGTAAAGCTGAATGCTGCACCAGGCACATCCTGTGTTGCTGCTATTGTGCCAGGTGCATACACACCTGATGTTATTGTACCGACTGACACTGTGCCTGCTGTGTTGCCATCAGTAGTGTCCACACCGTTCCCCGTTATTGAGAACGACGACCCGATTCTTTCAACCTGCGTTGCTGCAGCGTTCACTTGTAATTGAACACTACTAGATAACTTATGAGTTATATCTGCTCTTGCAGGGAGTCCTATAGATAATAATGTAAAGACAAATAATAGTCTTTTCATAGGTCTTTTATCCTATAGTATGCTAGCCTATTTAGTAATTGTTTTTTTGAAGAATGATTGAAGTTATTGATAACTTTCTTAGTCCAAACGCACATAAAAAAATATCGGATTTTTTATTGACTGATGGACTATGTGATTGGAAGTATAATGATAGAAAGGTATCAAGTGCTAAAAATAATAATCTAAATGATTATCAATTTACCCATCTTTTTTACACCTTTCACTCTTTGACAGGAGCAGGTAGACATGTGGTGTCTAAACAAATTGATATTCTTATACCACTGGTAAATAAAATTAGATTCATCTCTCTCCATAGAATCAAAGCAAATCTAGAACCAATCAAACCTGACAGGCACATCAGTGATTTTCATTACGATGTGCATATGGACGGAAGACCTTGTGATTTTATGACAACAGGAATATATTATGTCAATACAAATGATGGATATACAGAATTTGAAACTGGTGATAAGGTAGAGAGTGTGGCGAATAGATATGTCAAGTTTCCGTCAAACATTAAGCATAGGGGAGTATCTCAGGTTGACACTAAAGTAAGGTGTGTGCTAAACTTGAATTACTTTGAATTTCCAACATGATGTCGTCTGATAACATGCGTATCTTTCTTGATACTGCAGACACTGATATAATCAAGAAACATTTTGCTACAGGGTTGATTGATGGTGTCACAACAAACCCTTCACTTATCATGAAAAGTGGTAGAGATCCTGAGATAGTGTATCAAGAACTCAAAGATCTTGGTTTGAATGACATAAGCATGGAGGTTATGGGTGATTCATCTAATATGATTGTAGAAGGTAGAAGATTGGCATCCAAGTTTGGTAAGTGTGCAACAATTAAGGTGCCTTGCACATATGATGGTCTTATTGCATGTAGACAATTGTCAAGAGAGTTGATTAGAGTAAATGTGACTCTTATATTTGACGTGGCACAGGCAATATTAGCATCAAAAGCAGGTGCTGCATATGTGTCACCATTCGTAGGAAGACTTGATGATAATTCTATTACAGGTTTGAATCTTATTAAAGATATTGATCAAGTATATAAGGTTCAGTGCATACATAGAACCAGAATATTATCAGCATCTATTAGATATGTGAATAGTGTTTCTCAATCATTCGCACACGGTGCAGATGTTGTTACAATGCCACCATCAGTATTTGAAAAGATGTATAATCATGTTCTAACAGATAAAGGTTTAGAAATTTTTGACAATGATGCAAAACAAATCCATTACGCATAGTGTAGGAGAAAAAGAGTTCAGACCTTGGGGATGGTTCAAGGTTCTTCAACGTGGTAAAAAATACTGTGTAAAACAATTGTTGGTTGAACCAGAGATGAGAATCTCACTTCAATTTCATAGATATCGCACTGAAGATTGGATTGTGGTGGAGGGTGATGGAATCATCACTCAAAATAATTTGGATACAAAAGCATCTGTTGGTGATAAATTTTTTATAGGTATCGAACAAAGGCACCGTATCACTGGTGGTAAAAAAGGTATCACTATTATTGAGGTTCAAAGAGGAGATTGTAGAGAGGATGACATCGTAAGATTGGAAGATGATTTCAACAGAGTTGAACATCATACTTGGGGACATTATTGATGACCTACATTGTTACAGGTGGTGCAGGGTTTATTGGTAGTAATTTTCTTCACTATATTAGTAACGACACAGATCTATTAGAACCAGTCGTTGTCCTAGACAATCTTTCCTATGCTGCTGATATAAATTTTATTCCTAACACTGATCAATTTATATTCGAGTGGTGTGATATATCAAATGAAAGAAACGTAAATTATATTTTTGATAAGTATAAACCGAGAAAAGTATTTCACTTCGCTGCTGAATCACACGTAGATAGGTCTATAAAAAACTATAGACCTTTTCTTGAATCAAATGTGATTGGTACAATCAATCTACTGAATGCCAGTTTGAAACATGAGATAGAAAAGTTTCATCACATATCTACTGACGAAGTTTACGGATCACTTGAATATGACGACACAGATTTATTTAAAGAAACTACCCCCTATGACCCAAGAAACCCATACTCTGCAAGCAAAGCAGCGTCTGACTATTTTGTTACTTCTTGGCATAACACATACGGTTTACCTTATCTT